AATGCAGATGTGCCTGACTATGATGCAGAGTTGGAAAAGCTGGGTGACAATGCCAATGCTAGGACAGAAGCGGCTAGCTTGTTTGCTAATCAGTTCTTCCCAGAGGAAATGCTTGGCGCTGTAGAGCGTATGTGCGAGACAGCCGAAGGCATTATGGTGCTTGAGCATGTTATGGAAGCAATGCGAGAAGGTGGGCCATCTAACGGTGCTGTTGAGGTTTCACGTGAAACAGAAGCAGATCTGCGCCAGATGATGCTTGACCCGCGTTATCATGACCCAGCGCGGCGTGATCCGACTTTTGTTAAACAAGTCGATGACGGCTTTAAGCGCATTTTCCAAAATGGCTAAAGAGGTGTTACGAGTTGGTAGGCTCTCGTTGATCAAAAGCCTACCCGAACATGCTGAGCGTATTGCCGACAACATGCGCAAGCCTGATGTCAGGGAGTGCTATATACACAACCTGACGCCGCTAGAGGCACTTACTGAGCCGATGGTTATACACGGTGCAGTTACCTACACACTGCGACTTGACGAGACGCCTATTGGGATGTGTGGGAGCGTACCTATAGACGATACTCACGGACGCATTTGGCTGCTTGGCACTAATGCAATCAACTATAACTTCCGCCCATTTCTTAGGGGCTGTCGCCCAACCATAGAACTGCTGCAAGGTCATTATGCCAGCGTAGAAAACTTTGTGCCGGTTGACCACCATGACACAATCATGTGGCTAAGTTGGTGCGGGTTTACGTTTGATGAGAGCATGTACGAAATACACAGCCACACTTTCATGCGATTTGAGCGTTGCGCTGTAGATAAAAATGATGTTATTGGTGAATTAAGTCGGCCTGTAATGCACTGAGCGACCCGCAAGGACAATCGCGTTGAGGATGCCAAACAGATAACCGTGAACGTGAAAACAATCTTACGAGGACTGTACAATGGCGAACACTATTGATGTCGCATTCATTAAACAGTTCGAGTCTGAGGTTCACATGGCTTATCAGCGTATGGGTTCCAAACTGCGGAACACTGTGCGCATGGCAAACAATGTGACTGGCTCGACTGTTCGTTTCCAAAAGATCGGTGCTGGCTCTGCCTCCACCAAGTCGCGCAACGGCAATGTCACTCCTATGGAGCTTGCACACACTCAAGTGGAAGCAACTATGGAAGACTTCTACGCTGCTGAGTACATCGACAAGCTGGATGAACTTAAGATCAACATCAACGAGCGTCAGGCTGTTGCCCAATCCGCTGCTGCTGCTCTTGGTCGTAAGACTGACGAGCTTCTTTACACAGCAATGGATGCGGGTGCCAACTCGACTCAGATTCACGATACTGGTTCCGCTTTGGCGCTTGCCGATATCCTGTCTCTGTTTGAGACGTTTGGTACTGCAAACATTCCTGAGGATGGTGGCCGCTATCTGGCTATGCACCCGAAGGGCTATGCAGATCTGTTCAACATTACTGAGTTTGCATCGTCTGACTTTGTTGGTGAGCAGAACCTGCCGTTTGCTGGTGGCATGACCATGAAAGAGTTCATGGGCTTCAAGGTGTTCTCTACCTCGGCAATCACCGCTGGTAAGAACATGGCCTACCACACCTCGGCTGTTGGTCTTGGCATCAATGCAGATGTCTCGACTGAGATCAACTACGTCCCAGAAAAAGTATCACACCTTGCAACCTCGATGATGTCGATGGGTGCAAAAGTTATCGACGATAACGGTGTGTACGAAGTTCTGGACAACAACTGATAGGAGTGACAAATGGCTTATAGTGCAGCAAATCTCACTCGTATTGGCGGTGCTTCAAATGGTGATCTGTGGCTTTACAGTTCTGCTGATGCAATCGGCACTGTGAACACTTCCGGTTACTTTAACGATGCCGCAAATATGCTGGCTGTTCGTGACGTTATCATTGTTGTGGATACGAATACTCCGACCACAAACTTTGTAAACGTCCTGTCGAACACAGGTTCAGTGGTCGATGTCTCTGATGGCACGGCTATCGCTGAAACTGACGGCGACTAAAATAGGGAGAGGGGGCTACGGCCCCCTCTACTGACATGACCAGTACAGCAGCAAATTCAGCAGTAGACATCTGCTCAAGGGCATTGATCCTGATTGGCGCAGATCCAATTACGTCATTTGATGACGGCACCACAGAGGCTCTTGTCTCTGTGAATCTGTATGAAGATGTTGCTAGGGCGTCACTGGTTAACGCTAGGTGGCGTTTTTCTACTAATCAGGCTGTTTTAAACAGGCTAACAGATGCGCCTACTGGTAGATATGAATACGCTTATCAACAGGCAGATGGCACATTAATGGTACATGCTGTAACTGTTAATAATTTACCTATTGAATATCAAATCTATGGTGACAAGATCTATGCTGATACATCACCAAATGATGTTGTTATTGCGGATTTTACACATAGGGCTAATGAAGAAAACTGGCCCTCGTACTTCACGCTTGCTGTTGAGTATGCGCTAGCAACCTTGTTTGCAACGTCTATTGCCAGAGATGCTGGCTTGGCGTCATTGATGAAACAGGCAGGGCAAGAAGCAATGGCAAAGGCTCGTAGCTTGGATGCGCAGCAGCAGACCACGCGCAAGCTGGTAACGTCGAGGTTTATTACTGACAGGCGAAGTTAATGGCTAGAGTCCGCGTACCGATTAGTAACTTTCAGTATGGTGAGATCAGCCCATCGCTTGTTTCGAGAACTGACACTCCGCTCTACAACAACTCTGCGAAGAAGATAGAGAACTTCTTTCTGCGCAACGAGGGTGGGCTGCTCAAACGCTTTGGCACCAAGCGCATATATGAGTTTGACACTACGGTAGATTCCTCCGCTACCCAGCAACTCAGGTTGGTGCCATTCATCTTTTCCGATGATGAACGCTACATTGTAAGTCTAGAAAGCGCCAAGATTCGTGTGTTCCAGATTGACCCGACAACTGGTGATGTGTCTCTTATTCAGACGCTCACACAGGATGTGGATAGCAATGCTATTCCGTTTACCAACGCCAAACTACCAGAGCTAACATACGCTCAGTTTGGTGATGTGATGTTCATTGCACACCAGACGTTTATGGTGCGTAAGCTGGTTCGCACTAGCCTAACCACGTTTGAACTACAGCTTATGACATTTAACGAGAGTGCGGATGGTTATCGTATTAACCAGCCCTACTATTCGTTCCAAGATATTGCTGTGACTCTTGATCCATCTGCTAGTACAGGCAATGGAGTTACTCTTACAACAAGCGCAGACTACTTTGATACAACAGGCTCACAGTCAGGTGGTAACTACCCTGATTCAAAGCATATTGGTGTTGTGCTGCGATATCACGACAACGAGATTGAGATTAAGTCTGTTCAGTCTGCAACACAGGCAACAGGGGACATTACTGATGAACTGCTAGTGCATTTGGATCGTGATGCTTTTGAGACTACTGATGGGCATACAAATGTACATGTTACATTTGCAAATCATGGGCTTTCAGAAAATGACACAATTGTAATTTCAGCGGCAGGAGCAGTTGGTGGTATTTCTGCCAATAACCTAAATGGTACAAGAACAGTTACTGAGGTTATTGATGAAAATGAGTTTGTATTTACTGCTGGCTCTACTGCTAATGAGTCTACGATTGGCGGCGGTTCACCTAAAATCGTAACCCACGCTGCCACTACAGAGTGGGGTGAGCAATCATACAGTGCGCTGCGGGGCTATCCCGGCGCTGTAACATTTCACGAGAACAGGCTGTGGCTAGGTGGCACACTAGCCCAGCCTGACGGTATCTGGGCAAGCAAGTCTGCTGACTACTTTAACTTTGACATTGGCGATGCAGAGGATGATGACGCGCTAGACATTACAGCGTCTATTGGTGAAATCAACACGATTAGGCATCTGGTTTCTAACCGTGACTTGCAGATCTTTACCAGTACGTCTGAGATGTACATACCGTCATTTACTGAGAAGCCAATTACACCGACTAACGCACAGGTGCGTAGGCAGACATCTTATGGTGCAAACTTTGTGCGTCCTAGCTCGTTTGATGGTGCGACCATTTATGTGCAGAAGACTGGCTCTGTTGTGCGTGAGTATATCTATTCTGATGCAGAGGCAGCATATGTATCTACTGGCATCTCAGTGTTGTCACCGCATTTGATTAGCAACCCGGTGCAAATGTCTATCTTGCGCGGTGCAATTAACCGTCCTGAGTCATATGCCTTTGTTTTGAACGATGATGGTACATTGGCTGTGTTTACATCGAACAGGGCAGAGAAACGTGCCGGTTGGACGCAGTGGACTACATCAGGTAAGTTTCAATCTGT